GGAGTAAGCCCAAATCGACCAAATGTCCCGACGTTATTTATTGCCTGATTTTCTTCTGTTGTTAAATTACCAGAAGCATATTTATTGGCAATTTCTTCAATGAATTTATTTAATTCTTCTTCATCCATTGTTATGCCCAGCTTCCTTCAGGAATATAAACGCCGCGCGTTGGTGTATCTCCGGCCATATCTAAGATAGGTCTACCACCTGCGCGGGAAGTTTCCATTGCTAGTTTTTGTTCGTAAGCTCGAAAATCTTCAGAATAATCAAGGCCATTTTTCTTTTTAAACCGCCAAACAATGCCCATTTCCATTAAATGTTCATCGAGTACGCCTACATCGGTATCTGCCGCCCAAGCCGATTGATTTGTGCCTCCAGATGATTGACAAAAATAGGTAGATTGATATTCAAATACCCAAGTATTTCCCGCTGATGGAGCAGGATAAGCATATAATTTCCCGCCAAATATGCGATAACTGGCATATGGACCCGTTGCTGTTCTTGCTTTTAACGCTTGCCATTCTATTGGTGTTAATGGACCCCTAACAGGCTGGGTTAATGTTCGATCCCAGAATGTTGAGCTGGTGATATAACTAAATCCGGGTGCAAGCGTTGACATAACACCCTGCAATTCAGCGGCTAATGAAGTATGAGTGACTTCTAGTTGAGTAGCAGGCCATGAAAATCTATCGAGTAACTCACGGCCTTCAGTATTCGCCATTGCCTGCAATGTGCGTATATTTTGATCGGTCGAGCCAACAACTGCATCTGGCCGAGCTAAACCAATAGCGTCACAAGTGTTTTGAATAACAGTTAAAAATGTCATGCTGCTTCTTTTTTAGGTCGACCGCGTTTTGCTGGTTTTGGTTCTAAATCATTTTGCAGTTCAATAATCTGCTTACTTTGTGCCTTAACTAAATTTTCCATAGCGTCAATCTTAATTCGTAAAGCAGAAATTTCTTCTGCCGCTTTATTCGTTTCGGCGTTATCAAGGTAAACTTTTGCTTTTTCAACTAACGACAAGCCGCCCATACCTAATCTTCTAATGGTATCGGCGTTAGCTGCGGCTAAATCTTCAACGGTTCTGACACCCGCTTCTTGGCAAGTTTTAAGTTGAGCAGGAGTAACCCCAGGCCAGTTTTTAACATCTAAACCATTTGCCGGAATATCAAGCCCTGCTTTCCATGCTTCGTATGCTTGAATGTAATATGGCACCGGGCCTTGTCGCCCTCGGTCTCCATAACGCCATTCATCTAATTGTTCTGGAGTTATTATTTTTTGAAGAACTAATGTCCCTTGATTTCCTGCTGGCGTTAAATGTGCAATTTCTACATCTTTAAAAACCGGCATCCCTTGAGCTATTGTTGCATCGCGATCTTCTTCTGCAATTAACTCAAATTCAATGTAACAAGGTCTTTCTTCGTTATCGCTTGGTCTTATATCAACCATAATTTCCTCCAATAATTAAAAAGTGAGCACCCCTTTCGAGGTGCCCAAGTTACGAGGAGGGATATGCTATGCAGCGGAACCATCGTCCATAAAGGGGTTCTGAATTTCAAATTCAGCTAATCCTGTAGAGGGGGTTCCAATAGCAGAAGCTCCTAGTGCTAGTTTAACTCTATCACCAGAAACAACAGCATCATCAATGCTTCCTGCTGTAGCAGTTGCATAGACTAGACCGTTGTCTGCATAGCCAGCAAGACATTTGCCAACCGCTTTGCCATAAATTTGATACCAACCGTACTGGCTGGCAACATTAATTGACATAGCAACGGCAACTGGTCCGATAGCATTTGCAGCTAATAAAGCGGTCGTGTTGTCATCTTGGTTAAAAGTTACAAATGAACCAACTACTGTAGAAGCTACACCTGCAAGATAAATAAATTGCCCTGCGCCATAAGCGGTTGAAGCAGTATCTTTAGCTTGCACGATAGTTCCTAGCACTTGATTCTGAGTTGTTGAAGTATCACCGATATTTTGCATACCAGCGGTAGCATTCATTATATGATAGTCAGACATAATTTTCTCCTAATCTGATTAACCTACGCTTTCATTACGCCTTGTAGTGAACGATTGCTTACAGTCATGTTGCCCTGCCAGATAATCGGCAAAACTTGAGCATCCTGATTCACTGATGATTTTTCAGGGACTTCCGTCCAGTTTGCATCTCTATGAGCGCAAATACCGATATAATCAGTGTTCAAGAAATAAGCATGAGCGTCTGGCATACCTGCTGCCAAACTATCGTAAACCACATCTGCGCCTTTGTATTTAAGCGAGGTGCTTCCGGTTTTAAGATCAGTCGTATTAGTATAACGCTGAATGCTGGTCTGCGAGTTATCGAAGAACGTGAAATACGTGTCATCCATAACAATCAGATCAGGCTGGTCGTTATTTCGCGTCAATTGCAGCCACAATGGGAGCATTAAGCTCTCAATAGTTGTTGCAGAAGGCGTAATACCGCCGCCACCTTGAATCGGTGCGGCTGCCGACTGTAGTCCTGACTTCCAAAATGTATAGGTAGCAGAATTAATTCCGCCGACCGTTCCAGTTCCAGCATCAGACACTAATGCTTGCAAACCATTGACTTGATTTGCGGCGGTGCCGTCGCTGTAAATGTCAACTGAAAAGTTATTACCGGCAGTTTTCATCGCATTTTTTAGCTTGTTTTTAACGAGCTTGATAATGCCTTCTTTCCCGCTGTTTTGTCTAATTTCAAGACCGCTGGCTACAACATTAATTGCGACCTGCTTCCATGAGAAATTAGCAGCAGTAAAAACTTCTGACTGCGCTATGTCTAACGTATCATAACCGCTATACCGCTGATACGTGCCGTTTTCGGCATAATCCAACGGCACCTGTATTTCCCAGCCGCCAGAAATAAGATCAACACGATCTTTTTCTGTTAGCCGTTGATGCAGGGCAGTATGGTTAGATACGTTATCGGTAACGTATTTGTTTTTGAAATGGCGATAAGTGATCGCTGATATTTCTGTAAATGAGCTGTTAGCTGGCATAATTATCCACCTTTTATTTAAGCTGAAATGCGCTCATCGACTAAAGCACCGATAAAATCATCTACATTTTTTGAATGAGCTACGCTAGGCGGTAGCGTTCCGGTTGGTTGAATGTTAGTGCTCCCAGCGCGTCTGGCGTTTGCAGCTTTTTCTTTTGCTTTTGCAACTTGCTCTGCATTGCTTTTCGCTTTGCGGTCGATCTCAATCTTGTTTGATACATTTTCATTGCCTGCTGCGGCCATTTTATATGCCAAATCAAGGTATTGATCGTGCGTTAATCCCGGTTTACTTTCTTTCAACGCAACGACAATTGGCACCATTTCGTTTTCAAGTTCGCTATAAAAAGGATGATTTGAAGCAAATCCTTCTATCACGTTTGAAACGACTTGATTTTGTTCTGCCAAATGTTGTTCATTTTGTTGTGCAATATGATTTTCGAAGCCCGTCAATCGTTGCTGCATTTGAGCAATTTGAGGGTCGCCGGTTTCTACTCCGGCATTATCTGTTAAAGCAGATAGTGGAATGCCACGGTTGTTAAGCAGATAGCGCACAAAATTAACCGGGTCATTTTCGGCATAATCGGATAAGGCAAATAGCTGCGTAATTGCTGTACTATCGTCCATTCCGTTCATGGCAAATTGTTGACGCCGGGGCGCAATGGCCTGCTCTAGTTTCTCGTAAAATTTCCTCTGTTCTGCGACTTCCATAGTCTTTTTCGTGTAATCACTTTCTTGCTCTTTAACGCGATCTGATATCCATTTTTGGCTTTCAGGCGGTAAAGTATAGAATGTTTCACGATCTTTCGCTGACATCGATTGAGGAGCTGTAGTGACCTGATCTTCTTCAGACTCAGCACTTATTTCGTCATCAGTTTCTGTCGAATCATCGACATTTTCCGCTGAAGTTTCAGCGGTCTCATCTTGGGGTACAGATTCTTCTGCACGATCCCGAGTTTCTTCAGCGGGTTCTGGCTCAATGCTTGATGCTTCGGCGGCGTCAAATTGCTCACCAATAAAATCTCCGATAGATTGCTCTGCCGGTTCTGTATCAATTTCTGCACCAATAATCGCATCGTTTGCCATAAAATTACCTCGCTTTTACCAATCAATTTCACGGGCAGCGGCTTGGGCTGCCTTGTCAATTGCTCGATCTAATTCTTGTTCGTAATGTTTTTTACCATTTTTTTTAACTTCTTCAAATTCACCTTTTTCGTGAACGCGGCAACCATGTTTTTCCAGATTTTGCGCGTGTTCTTTTTTGCCGTCAATAATATTTCCTGTAATCGGGCATTCATAAGGCTTGTAATCCCCTTGAACATATGGCCCCGCCACACGTTCCTGCTTTTTAGAGCTTGTATTTTGATAATGGCTTCTATCCCATTTAATCAAATCATAATTTGTTTGATAATTGCTCATTATTTAATTATTAAACCATATTTCTTGGTTCTTCAACAACAACTGTTGTTTCTGTAATTGTTGGTTCTTCTGCAACAAGCATCGTTGTATCTGCTAAAGGCAAATTCGTTGCCGATACAACTTCTTTAATTCTGTCCATAATTTCCGCAGCGCGATTTAATGCTTGCGCTGGATTTGTTAAAGTTTCTTCGGGGCCACTAAATTCCGCCATAATGGTTTTAGCTAAATCGACTTGGCGTTGCTT